TCTTGCCCTTCTTGGCGGCTTCTCGCTTGACGCTGTACGCTATTGCCACAGCCTGCTTCACGGGCTTGCCCGCGTTTACTTCAGCCTTGATGTTCTTACGGAACGCGGCTTTGCCTGTCGATTTGACCAGAGGCACTTTATTTCTTCTTCTTTGCCGGTGTGGGCTTCATGTTTACTGTTGTGCGTGTGACTTGCACTGGCTTTGCCGCTGCACGTCCGCCTGCTGCGCTTGTCGTGCCTTCACGCGCTACAGCTTGCATTGCACGGCGTGCGCGGGCTGGGTCACGGTTAGCGATTGCAGCGCGTTCAGCCGCGCTAACAACTTGAGAAGCTTTTGGCTTTGGTGACGCCATAGCGCGCGTATAAGTGTTGTTAGGGTCGTTATTTTTATTGCTCATGGTAGGCTTGCCAACCATTTTAGGGTCGGTTGTACGCGCGCCCTGAGTGCCTGTTTTTCCTGCAACTGGAGCTGTGCCGCCTTTAGAGCTAACGCCGCCCCGAAGAGTCCCTAGAACTTTTGTACCTTTATATGCTGGCATTTACTTACCCTTCTTAGCTGGTTTAGCGGTTTTGGCGCTCTCTTTGAACGCTTTGGCTGTTGGTGCGCCTTTAGCGCCGGGTTTACGCATTTTTTCGCCCGATCCAGCCGCTATGCGGGCCTTCTTGGCGTTGATGTTGGCGTATAGTCCGGGCTTCATGAGCAATTCCACCTTTTTAAACTTGCCTTAGCGCGGGTGCCATCCTTAGCCTTGGCTGCTACAGCGCCCATGCGGGCGCAAAATGACGCTTTGCGGCCTGCATCGGCCTTTGTCTTCGGGTTGGGCGCTGGCGCCTTCAGCTTAGAGCCGGTCGCAGCGTTGTATTTAGCACGGCCTTTAGCAGTCAGCCCCGCGCCTTTGGCAGCGGGCAATTTTTCCCCACGGCCAACCGACAGCGACACAGACTTTTTCTTGTCCGCCATGCTTACGAACCCATCCAGCTTGTAGAAATTCCTTGGGGAGAATAACTGCTCATGCGTCGCTTGTCAACGCGTGCTTCGCGGTGTGCGATAGGAAATGCAAAAGTCACTGCGATGGCGTCCGCGGCGTCTGGTGAGGCCAGCCCGCGCGACTTCATGTCCTTCTTGCTTTCGAGGAAGATCGTACCCTTACTGTCGGGCTTTACTTTAGGGCTTATCAGGTCTGTTTTCAGAAACCTATCGTTGGGTATATGCGCCGTTTTCAGCCAGTCGCGCATGGCGCCCCACATTTCGGCGCGCTTGTTGCCGTACATCATCTGCTTCATGGCTTTATTGCCGAAGTTCACGCCGCGTATCTTGTACCGTTGCTCTTTCAGCCGGTCTACGATGCCCGCACCCAGCCCGCCTTCGTCGATGACGACCAGCGCAGGCTTATATTCTTCGATAGCTTCGATGACATGACCGACCACTTCCATAGTGTCAGCGCCTTTTAGCCGCTTGATGGCGATGAGATCGCGGCCCTGCCGCACAGCTATGACGGTAGCATCCGCGCCGAAGCGCGCAGGGTCAACACCTATAGCGATGGGCGCCGTTTCATCCTTATACTTTGGCCGTGCCATTGCGTCGTCTACCAGACTGACGCCGATAAACTGGTCGTCACCCTCACTGGGGAACTTACCGAAGACTTCGACGTGCGCTTGGTAGCTGTCAGCCCCATATTCGTCGATGATGCGTTGATACAGGTTTTTGTCTGTACCCTCGACTTCGCGCGCGTCGATGTTGCGGGTTTTCCAGAACGCCCGCTTGCTGTGGAACGTCTCGTAGAAATAGCCTGTGTTACGTCGTGGGTTGGAGAACGCAACATGAAAGCGGTGCGGCGTGTTCTCCGTGAAGAAACCGTCCGATACGGACCAAATGCTGTCAGGGATACCGCTGGCTTCGTCGAAGATCAGCAGCACACCGTCGAAGTTGTGGACACCTGCGTAGGCGTCAGGGTTCTCTTCGGACCACAGCCGGCCCTCGACTGACCAGTAGCGCGTGCCTTTCTTGAGGTCGCGCTCGACCAGTTCGGTCAACCATTTGGCGGGCATGATGCGTGTGGCGGCTATCTCAAACCAGTGACTGTTCAGGCTCATGGCCAGCCACTTGGTAATTTCTGCCCATGTGACTGACCGCAACTGCGCTTCAGAGTTTGCCGACACGATGGTGGTCGAACCGATGCGGGTCGATAGCATCCATATCGTCAGCCATGACACCAGCGCCGACTTGCCGATACCGCGGCCTGATGCAATCGCCAACCGCAGGGTGTCATAGTCTATCTTGCCGTTGTTCTGCTTGATGTGGTCCCGCAAGTCGCCCAGCACTTCGCGTTGCCATTTACGCGGGCCTTGAAAATGCTCCAGCGGCGTACCTTTTTCGCCCCACGGAAATGTCAGCAGTACAAAAGCTAACGGATCATCCTTGATCCCCGGCGACCACAGCCGCGACATCAATTCCATCTCTTCTTGGGCTGAGTATATTGGCGCCTGCATTTGGTGTGTTATCCTCTAGCTGGGGTATCTCAAGATACGTCCCTTCGATGACGCGCTGCTGTGCCTTTTCGAGCGCGCCTGTAATGCTGATCTGTTGGTCGATGTTTACGTCGATCTGCTGCTTGGCTACCCAGCCGTGCTGATGTTTCAGTATCTCCAGCGCAGCCTTGCTGTCGCCATCGCGCGCCGCTTCGTACATGGTCTTAGCCGACACGTACTCGCCATCAGCGCGGCCTTTGATCTCAGCCATCTCGACCAGCGGATCAGCGTCGGCCAGCACGCGGAACTGCCGCGGGGTCAATCCAGCGGCCATTGCCAGACTGTCACCCTTCAGGCCGTAGCGGGCAGCTTCATAGATTGCCTCCAGCCGCGCCTCGGTGGCTTGCGTCCGCTCTGGTGTAAATGGCAGTGAGTAAAATGTCATTGGGCGTACTATAGTGTGTTGCAAACCATATTGCAAAAAAAATAAAAATTGTTTGCTGGGCACCAACATTTATAAAAAATAAAAATTGTTTGCGGACGGTGCCCGTGACAGTCACGCGGCCCAAGGCCCCACCCCTCCCCCCTCCAGTCAGTCAGCGTTCTCGTTCTGTTCTATAGCGTAGATTTTGGGTTGGCCTTTCCTTTCCTGCTAACAACAGTGTCAGTAAAAAACATATCGGCTGCACTGCAACATATTGCACTGGCCGGTTGTCAAGTTGTCATCGGTTTGCAAGTCACCGACGAGTTGAGTTGACGCTAACGTCAAGTGCGGTTGTTGGGGGAGTGTGACATTTATGCATCAAGTCAAGTTGCCATGGTTGCCATGACTTTTCAACTGCCCACAAATTTACACGGGTATTATAATACCTCTTTTTTTTATCCATAAACAAATATCATATCCATAACAACTTGACGTTCCATTCACTTATAACCCGCGCATTTAAGCCGTTTTTCGGGCAGTCATTTGCGCCCGTAAAATAACGCCACAAATGACAACTATATAGCCACGCAATCCGCCGCGCATTTTCGCCCGCGCCGAAACTTTTTTTAGTGCAACACAATTTAGTGCTTGACGGCATGAGTAAGAGGGTACATAAGAGGGTAGTAACAACGCAATGGAGTGAGACACCATGATACAGACAGAGTTAGACTTCAACATTCACGCAATCGCATTTGTCGCTATCGTCGCAAAAGCATTGTTGGCAATCGCCGTTTTTACAGGAGCAATAGCATGACAAATATCCCCGAATTATGTGACCGCTGCAATAGCTGGATAATCACCGACAACGGCCAGCCTGTCATTGAGACTTGGAACCGCGACTATGTGGAGACAATCGCCAACAGCGAGATGCCCGGCGTTGTTATCTATACCGCGCTGCAATGGTTGCAGCACTTCAACACTAACTTAGGAGCAAAGTGACATGATTATCGACGGTATCAAATACGCACGCAAATGCTGCGAGTGCGGTAAAGGCATGAACGAGGGATACGTCATCAACGGATGTGATACGTATTGCGATGACCCATGCTTGCATAAGCACGTCAGCGCCGAAGAGTTCATAAAACTTTTTGATAACGGCGAGGGCGATAGCTTCTACACAGATTGGGAAGACGAAAGAGAATGGGATGATGAAGAGGAACTGGCAGCATGATAGCGCACATTGCAATCATCACATTCTTTTGGGGCGTCCTTGCCCTATCAACCTACGCAATCATTAAAACAGTGAGGGAAGCATAATGACACTATTAATGGATTTCGCAAGGGACGCAAGGGGCCTTGCCCGATACGCCGAGATATTCGGGTTCATCAGGGCTGCGGAGCGTTACCTAGCCGACATGGCGGAGCGCGGTGATCATGCGGCGGCGATTTTATGTGGCGATGCTGGCATCATACTGGCCGAGCATGGAGAGGGAGAGGATTGGGACGATGTATAAAGAAATCCTATCATGCGCCGATGGCGGGCCAGAACCGCTGTGGGGAATGAACCCAGAGACAGCTTACTTTGTCGGCATATACGACGAGAGCGGGATGCTATTGTCCAACTTCTTCGACACCGAGCAAGAGGCGCGGGCCGTTTACGACCGCATTAAGTTACCAGAGCAAGGAGCATAACATGACACAAGACCGCAACTACCTACGCATGTTGAACGTCCGCGACCTGACGCTCATTGCGTCCGAACGGTTCACGACCGACCTAGAACTTGTCCTGCTGGAGCGCCTAGAGCATCTGATAGGCGTTGACGACGAACTAGAGCACCTACAGACGCTATATGACCGCCTAGTGGCCGAGAATAACGCCCTGCGGGACGATATGGCCGAATGATTGCGGTTATCGCTGGAGCCGCCCTATTCCTATTAACTTTACTACTGGAGGATTGACCAATGACACAATATGAAATCATCATAGGCTTTATGTTAGCCGCGCAACTGTTCACTGCCTTTCTGTTATGGGAGACCGCTAAGAACGGCGACAAATGGAAAGCCATGTGGACACGCGACACATCGGAACTGCTATTCTGGAAGCGCAACGGCATCCTGCGCGATCCCTTGACGGGCAAATACCGCAAGCGGGACAAAAGCTAATGGAATATGCCGTCCGCAAGCAAATAAAGCACCTGTGCGGCTATATCAGCGACAGAAGCGCAGTGTTGCAGCACATCAACAGGGAACACAACTTACGCCTGACGCTGCACGACCTAGAACAAGCCATAAAGAGCAAAAGCGCCCGTGTGCGGCGCACTGATTTAGAGGCGATGATACCGTCACCGCTAATCGTCACGCACAAGAGCGCAGGACACGACCCGCTGGCTTTGGCGCTGTTCAAATACCATGCAGCGCGGACGTTCGGCCCTGAGCAAGCATATTGGCTGGACAGACTGAACGACCGCAAGCCCAAGCCAGCAACGCAAATAGAAATCTAAAGGATAAGACATGATTAAACCACAACAAGCCGCCCCTATGGGCCGCAAACATCGCGTTTCATCCGACAGCGCATGGCCGCTGCGCGGACTGGACGGAAAGACATTCGCGGAACGCCGCGCAGAACGTGAAAAGGAACAAAGCAAGTGAGCGTCCACTTCTCAAGTGCGACTGACCTATGGTCAACGCCACAGGACTTTTTTGACAAGCAGAACGCAATTCACGGCTTCACGCTCGACGTTTGCGCGACAGCCGACAACGCCAAATGTGCCCGCTATTTCACGGAAGCAGACGATGGGCTGGCGCAGCCTTGGCATGGCGTCTGTTGGATGAACCCGCCCTACGGTCGCACAATAAGCCTATGGATGCGTAAAGCATACGAAAGCCACCTGACAGGCGCGACAGTTGTTTGCCTTGTCCCGTCACGCACTGACACCCGTTGGTGGCATGACTACGCCATGAAAGGCCAGATCGAATTTATCCGTGGACGGCTCAAGTTTGGCGATGCCAAGAACAGCGCGCCCTTCCCGTCCGCATTAGTTGTATTCAGCAAAGGGAATAATAATGCCTAGACCAATGACATACCCAATCGGAACGCTGGCCGTAGGCGAGAGCGCCACCATGCCAGCCACCAAGAAGGGCGATGCCAAGCGCACCAGCCGCAACGTGAGCCAATACGGCATCCGCAACGGCAAAGCGTTCAAGTGCCGCACTGTGGGCGGCGTAACCTTCATAACTAGATGGATGTGAGCAAATGACCAATATAGGCGAATGGGGCGCAGTCATGCGCCTAGCCAGACGCGCTGCGCTGTTGGCTGGCGAAGAACAGCGCCGCCTTGGGCGTGTGACGGAGCAAGAGGACAGCAGCATTATGCTGTATACCGACGACCCGACAACGGCGGGGCTGTTCGCCCGCAATTCCGACATGGCTGCAATGTGCAAGACCAGCGGCATTGAAGGCGTGTGCATCGTCATGGGCGACAAGTTTCCGCCAGCAGCGCATGAGGCCGAACGTCCCGATCCGGAACTGCCGCGCGTTGCTGCGATGTGGTTCCCTGCCAATGGTGACAAATGCCCGCGCTGCCGCCTGTTCAGACGCACGACAGGCGAAATATGCAACCCATGCGAAAGGAGACTAGCAGCATGACAGACTATGATGATGAGGATGACGAATTGGCGCTGCCTGAACGATACATCGAACGCGCAGGGGAAACCTTGGCCTACCGCCTGATGGAATATCTGGAGTTTCTTGGCGTGATAGGCAAAGACCATGTGTCTTACCTGCGATGGCCGCCCATTGAATTGATCGAAGACGCTGAAAAAGCATTGAAGGAGTGATGCAAATGACAGACGAAGAAATCACACACACCGCACGGGAAATCTGCGCCGCGCAAGCATTTAAGGGTGATGGTAACGAACATGTGCAATATATGTCTGGCGATTGGGATGACACGGTCTGGATGCGCCTCGTCGAGCAAGGCATCCGCAAGGGCATTGAGATTGGGAGGCCGCTGTGACAGGCATTGAACAAAAAGCCTTGGCGCTGGTGAACGAGATTGAACTGGAACGTGGGTCAACCGAACTTACGCCCCATATCATGCGCCGACTTATCATGGACGAAGCACTATGCCGCGCCATCGAAGCGCACGAAGCCTTTAAGCAAGAGGTGAGCGACATTGTGTATGCCCATGTCAACGCAACCAACGAAACTAGTGCGGACGCTTGGGAAAAACTAAAGACGCTCATCATAAATGCGGATAAGCCTGACGCGTTGGTGGATGTATGGGGTGATTTGTTTATAAAATCCTACAATTTAGACCAATTCTGCGACGCACTGGAGGCCCGTGGGCTGGAGATACGGGCGAAGGACGAATAAAATGCCGGTAGTAAAACGGACTAGGCGCGTGTGGACGCCTGAAATGGACGCAGAGTTGATGAGTTATTATGATCATGATTTACGGCCAGCCTACATGGCGGAACAGATGAGATTGACGATTGCGTCCGTAGAAGGCCGTTACAGAAAACTGAAAAAAGTCGGCACTAACTGACTGAAAACAAAAGATAAACAAAAACAACTTTCTTCTAAGTCTTTGAAAACAAAGGAAAGAAAGTTCTTGACGTGCCCTCAAACTATGCTATAATGAGCCATCAAGACGGGAAACCGCCTTGGTGGCTCTTTGACAATACAGTAAAGGAAAATAAAGTATGATACGCAAGTATAGCCATCCGCTCGGCTCGTCCACAAAGCTAACTGATTTGCGGACCCGCGCAAAGTCCATTGGCATCCGCGTTGAAACCGACGAACACGACGTTTCTATCAACGGAAGCAAATGGGGTTACTGGCTGGTAGATGAGAATACCGGCAAAGGCCCTTGGGCTGACGATAATTACTGCGCCACTCGCAGCGAAGTGAAAAACAAGTTGCGCTCGCTTGAATTTGAACGCGGCGTTCGAAGCAAAGCAACGCTGTCCCTTTAGCAATAAAAAGCCCCCGGCGGAGTGAGGACACCGGGGGCTTAAAAAGGTCAGCGGAGCATCACCGACCCTATCCATATATCATTGCAACCAAATGGTTGTCAATTCTTGCCTATCGACGGCATGATGCCCGACTTGGGTAATTCTTCCACCATGCGGCGCAACTCTGACTTGTTGTGCTTCTCCAACGCCTCTGGTGCGGCAAAGATATGTTTCTTGTTCTGATACTCTTTCGAGTTAATGCGGCCTATGTCAACCCAGCCCGCTTCCTTCAGTGCGTGAAGCAGTGCGGCCTGTGGTATTTTCACACCAGCAGGCACGTTGACGGCCAGCGCGTCACAGATACGGTGGAACGGCCCACCGATGACACCGTCAGAGAACACGCCCGACCGAAGCCGCATCATGTCCACAAGATAGCTTTCCGCTACGCTCATGCCATGTTCGACCATGTTCAGCTTCCATTCGGTCACTGGCGGCGCAGCGGCAGGGTTGAACGCCGACACGTCGCGTTGATGCAGCCAAGCGGCGCACTTTTCATAACCGCCATTCTCATACCAGCCCCACAGCGCATTAGCTGCGGTCGGCGTCATACGCGGCGCACGCGTCCACACGCAGAACCAGCGCCTGTCCTGTGTTGGCAGCGTGATAGGCAGCGGATCGTTCGTATAGGCAACGACCATCAGGCGGTTGACCAACTCATAGGGGTGCATACCCTTACGATTGACCGACAGCGTTTCAGGTGGCGCAGCGATGAGCGGCTTCAGCTTGTTAGCCATCGCCCGACGTTCGCGTGCCTCTGGCTCTTTTAACTCGTTCAGGATGACAACTTCAGCCTCAAGCGCATAACCCCATTGGCTGTCCAAGCCGCCAGCCTCAATGACTGACCGGTTGCGCCAGTGCTTACCGCCAAGCGCCCATAGGAACGGCTGGAACATACTATCCTTACCCGCGCCTTCATCGCCGCCAATTAGGATGGCGTGGTTAATCTTGACGTTAGGATGCTGTATCTTGAACGCCATGGCGTTGAGGATGTGGTCTAACTCGACATCATCCGCCACCAGATTGCGGCAATGCTCTAGCCAAGGCTCAACGTCATGGTCTGCAA